AAAGGGTCGTTAGCAAGGCGAATAAAAGCTATAAAACTGGTTGAGTCTGATTTTATGGGCAACTTGTTAGTATTGGACAATCATTTAATGATTGATAGCACAGTAGATATGTCGATGCTAAAAATTGAAATAGACAAATATAACCCTATCCTGGTTATATTTGACACATTCGGTTCGTTGGTTGGCAATACCGATGAAAATAGCGCGTCGGATGTCGGTAGGGCGTTACGGTTAGTGAAGGAAACGTGCCGTAATGGCACAACAAGCTCAATGATAGTGCATCATTATGGTAAAGACGGCAGTAAGGGTATGCGCGGGTCAATAGCTTTTAAAGCCAACACCGACTTTGAATTTAGTCTTGAAAGGCAAGCATCGACAATGATAACCGTCATGGAATGTGTGAAGATGAAAGACGGCGAAAACTTCTACCCCATAGCTATGGAGGCTCATATAGTTGATTTAGGGCTGGTTAGGCAGGATGGTAATACATCGACAAGCCTGGTGATAAAAAAATCGACTGGTGACTTTAAAAACAATTCTGGCATGTCATTTCTAACCGGGCAAATTTTAGGCGCTTTGGAATTAGCAATAGAGGAAATTGGTAGTAATTTTTACCACAATTCGGATGTAGTAAAGAGCGTAACACTGGACGATTTCAGGCGTTACGCTTACCCTTTTTTCAATGTTAAGGCCAGTTCAAGGCGCACAACCCTTAAACGCCACATAGATTTAATGATAAATTTCGATAAGATCATGTTTTATAATGATAATTTATGGTTATTGGATAGCGTAACAGGGTGTAACAGGGTGTAACAAGGCACTCTAACGTAAAAGACGCTCTTTTTATTGCATTATGTTAAATTGTAAACTCGGTGTTTTTTAGGCTTGTTACGGTGTTTGTTACGGCAATATGATTATAAGTTATTGATATTAATATAATTAATTTCAACGTAACAAAGCGTAACAAAACGTAACAAATTGCGGGTGTTTCGATGTAACGTAACGTAACACACCCCTATAGGGGTGTTACGTTTGTTACGTTACACTGTTTTTTGAATGTTACGCACAAAAAGAGCCTTGATTTCTACATAAAATAAATAATAAATAACTTTACATTTAATTAAAAAAGAGTATACTATATATCAAGCCATCCGGCTTTTTATAATTTTTTGGAGGGTTGTCATGAAAGCACTACAAGCATTTACCCAAGAAGGTCTGAGCTATAGGCCTGTCCAGGTGATCAATGGCCACGGCACGCTATGGCGTTGTGATTACCCGGATGGCGAATACAGTCTGGCCATGATTTATAAAAATACCATCAGAAAAGCTGATGTAATCGCTGCTGCTGCTGAACTGGAAACTTACTCAGCACGGGGATCCTGTGCTGGTAAAGATAATAAACCGGCATGGTCCTGCGCAGAGTTTTTGGGATGAGCTTACCAAGCCATCCGGCTTTATAAATAAAATAATCTTTTTTGGGGAACTATCATGAAAACAATATTCTTAACCGAAGAAACAGAAAATGTACAAAATTTTTATATCACGACCGATGGAGACGTTTTATTCAAGACGGAAATAACTTGTCTTGACACAATAGCAATAAAAGTTGTGGCTGATAATTTTTACCCGGGAACCATTGATGAATGGAAAAAATCTATCAAAAGCCGCGTAGAAAATAACGTAATCATACTGCCAATAGATTTAGAAAAAACTTTATGGGCAGATGACGTTGAGCTTGAATTACCAGGTAAAACTTACTCGCTGGCCGATATGAACAACGGCGTACTGGCTACTTACGATACCAAAGCAGAAGCTAACGCCGCTTATAACGAAGCCGTCGAAGAAGGCTATCAATGTAACCTGCAAAATATCGACGAAACTGGCGAGACGGAAGAACAAGCACTGCAATCGGCTTATGATTTTTATGAAATTATTGAAAATAATTAAAGGTGGATTTTATGATAAGAGAATATTTACAGCAAGCTGCGCAATTTGAGTGTAATGCCGCAGCATTCAAGGAAGATGCAGCTCATGTTATGCTTCTAAAGCCTAAAATTTACCCTGAAGGGGATAAAATAAAAAACAAACAAACATTAACGATGGCGTTAGACCCGGCGTTTCACCAGGCTTTAAAAACGTTTGCAGCAGAGCAGGGCTTGAGCATGATAAAAGTTGTGGTTTTGGCGGTTAACAAGTTGATAGCGGAACAATCATGCAAAGACAGCAAATAGGACGCGTTTTAATGCCGCTAGCGACTTTTATTGCTTTAGCAGTGCTAGCGGTAGGATTTATGGCTATCTGCGTTAGAACACTGTTTTTTTATGGAGTAAGGAAATGTTAGAATTTTTAGCCGAGGTTTTTTCCGTAGCGCTTGTCTTTGCGGTTATTTTTTTACTGTCTATTTTGCTGGCAAATTTAATCGGATATGCCATCAATCGTAAAGAAAAAAAATAATTCTTGCTTTTTGCGTATTATTGGTATAATGCATTTTTCAAACGGACTGACTCACATGAGAAAAGATAAAGCAATAGGGTACACATATAGTCTAATTGATCCACGAGACAAATCTGTGTTTTATATTGGTAAAGGAAAGGGCGCAAGAATTGACGCGCATGAAAAAGAAGCCATAAAAGGGGTATGTTCAAACAAATGTAATAAAATCAGAGAGATATTGGATTCTTTTGGCGTTAGCGGAGATTCAATAATTAAATCCATTATTGAAGTATATCTTAATGTTTTTATACCTAATTGTTTTAATAAGTTCGACAGAACAAAAGAAAATATTAACAAACTTAATGAAGCCTTTAATAAATATGAGGTTCACATACCCTAATGGCAGCAAGAAAATCAACACTTGAGCTAAAAGATTCATGGCGAGAAAAGATACAAGCGTCTTTAATTATAAACAGGCTTGTTGCTCATAGCTTGGGCAAAAATGAAATGACGTCAACGCAGATTAACGCGGCTAAAATTGTCCTAGCTAAAGTCCTGCCAGATTTAAGGTCAACAGAAATCAAGGCCGATGTCAATATTGTCTCACAAAAAACAATCGACGATTTTTACAACGAAATAAATGGATGAACAAAAACCCTCTTTAAACCCTGCACTAAAAACATTCTGGCAAATGCCCTCACATTACCGGGTTTTGTATGGGGGACGCTCTAGCAGTAAAAGCTGGGATAGCGGCGGGTTTGCGATTTTAATGGCGGTGAGTTGCTCAGTGCGTTTTTTATGCGTGAGACAATTCCAAAATAAAATAGACGAGTCAGTTTACACCTTGCTAAAAATTCAAATCCGCCGTTTCGGGCTTGATCATGATTTTGAAATAACCAATAACAAAATCCGTTGCATATCTACAGGCAGCGAATTTATATTTTACGGGCTATGGCGAAATATTGAAGAAATCAGGGGGATGGAGGGGATAACTGTCTGTTGGATAGAAGAAGGGCATTTATTATCGGCTGAACAATGGCAAATATTAGAGCCGACATTAATACGCAATAAGGGCTATCAATTTTGGATTGTATTTAATCCAAAGTTTGCAACTGATTTTGTTTACAAACGCTTTGTCGTTAATCCACCGCCCGGATCAATGGTTAGGCTGATAAATTATACGGAGAATCCTTATTTAAACCCGGAAGCGCTGGAAGTTATTGAGCGTATGAAAACAGAGGATTATGACGAATATCGGCATGTTTATTTGGGTGAGCCGCTGGAAGATGACGACTCGGTTATTATCAAACGCTCATGGATAATGGCATCTATTGACGCCCACATTGTATTAAACAAGCCTGCTAGCGGCCATAAACGACTCGGTTTTGACGTAGCTGATAGCGGCGCTGACAAATGTGCCACTATTTACGCGCACGGGCATGTAGTCGAATGGGGCGATATGTGGAAAGGCGCAGAAGATGAACTGTTAAAATCCTGTACGCGCGTGTATCATGCAGCTAAAGAAAGAGACGCTTCCATTACCTACGATTCGATAGGCGTTGGCGCATCTTGCGGGGCCAAGTTTGGGGAGATAAATGTTAGCCTCAATAACCGCGTACAATACAATAAATTTAACGCTGGAGGTGCTGTTTTTAGACCGGATGCCATTTATTCAAACGGCACAACAAACAGGGATATGTTTAGCAATATTAAAAGTCAGGCATGGTGGCTGCTTGCAGACCGATTTAGAAATACATACAATGCAATAAATAACAAGCAAAGATTTAAAGATAGTGAGATAATCAGTATCTCTAGTGATTTGCCAAATTTGCAATTATTGATTGATGAGCTATCAACACCAAAACGTGATTATGACCAGAATGGGCGCGTAAAAGTGGAAAGCAAAAAAGACCTTTTAAAAAGAGAAATAGCAAGCCCCAACTGTGGCGATGCCTTGGTTTGCGCATTTGCACCGGGTATTACACCGATGCGCATTAACCCCGTGATGATTCAAGGATAAAAAATGTTCTGGTTTAAGAAAAAAGAAATATCTATTAAACCAGAACCAAAGCAGCCAACACGCGCGCCTATGCGTATTGCACCTACATTCGCACAGGATGAAACAAAGCCCTCACTTTACGACCTGCCATCAACACCTCCCCATGTAATACCGTCAAAAAATAAAATGGCATGTGATGCGGCTATGGAGGCCAATTACAGCTATGCAGCGGTCAGTTCGATTTTGAGCGAAGGCCAGGGATTCTTGGGCTATCCTTATTTAGCAGAACTTACCCAACGCCCTGAATACCGGCGTATCAGTGAGATTATCGCTAAAGAAATGACCCGCAAATGGATAAAATTAACATCGGTTGGTAATGACGATATTGAAGATAAAGCCGATATTATAAAGGCCATTGAGGACGAGTTTAAGCGCCTTAAAGTACAAGAAGTTTGTTTAAAAGTGTTGGAACATGACGGTTTTTTTGGCCGTGGCCAGATTTACATCGACACCGGCGCGACGGATAACCCGACTGAACTCCTCACAGAACTAAAAGACACCAAACAAAAGATAGGCATCGGATCCATACAACGCTTAACGCCCGTGGAAGCCATGTGGACGTATCCAAACAGCTATAATTCAATGGATCCCTTAAAGCCGGATTATTTTGTACCAACGGAATGGTTTGTGATGGGTAAGCGGCTTCATGCTTCCCGGATGATATTTTGTACCAGCCGGAAAGTCCCCGACCTGTTAAAGCCAATTTATGCGTTCGGCGGCTTGTCTTTATCGCAAATGTGCAAGCCTTATATCGATAACTGGCTACGCACCAGACAGAGCGTTAGCGATCTGGTTCATAGCTTTAGCGTGTCAGGCATCAAGACCAACATGGCCGATATTCTAAACGGCGGCGCTTCTGATGTGATGCAGGCAAGAGCACGTCTTTTTAATCAATACCGTGATAATTCCGGCATGATGATGATTGACAAAGATACGGAAGAATATTTTAACGTATCAACCCCGCTGACAACGTTAGACGCGTTGCAGGCACAAGCCCAGGAACATATGGCAAGCGTCGCAGGCATACCGTTAGCGATTCTGTTAAAAATAACGCCGTCCGGCTTAAACGCTTCTAGCGAAGGTGAGATACGGATATTTTATGATTTTATCGAATCTGAACAGGAAGCCAACCTTCGGCCAATTCTTGAGCGTATTTTAAATATTACACAGCTCAACCTTTTTGGCGAAATCGACAAAGAAATAGGCTTTGCGTTTGAGCCTTTATGGTCGATGAATGAGATTGAGCTGGCTACTGCCCGCAAGACCGAGGCCGATACCGATGTTGAATACATTAATGCCAATGTTATTGCGCCGGAGGAAGTACGTACTAGACTGGCAAAAGAAGAAAACAGCATTTATGCAGCGTTAGATTTAAATGTTGAGATTGAGCCGCCTGAAACGGATTTAGAAGATGATAGTGAGGATAGTCCTGCAATGGATAAGGCTTTTAAAGAATCAGAGCATCCAAGAGCAAATAATGGCGAGTTCGGCACTGGCGGGTCAACTGCGCAAAAAAAAAACATAAAACATAAAACAACATTTACGGAAGAACGCTCAAGCAAAGGAGAATCAATTAAAAGTGTATTTCCATTAGCTGCCAAGCCGCAATTGCAAAAAATAGGGGATGATTTAATAGCAGGACTTAACGGGAATTACGACATAACAATGACCGGCGTAAAATATTCAAAATCAGAGCAAGCGGTTGAATTCGAATGTGCCGGCGAAGATGGCACTCACGCCCGCTTTCATTTTGTAAAAGACGGTGAAACACCTGTTAAAATGGAATTTGTAACATTGGTAGCTGGCGAACAAAAGACAGGTATTGCTAAAAAAATGCTTTTCAATATGCTGAAAGTTGCAGCGTTGAATAACATAAAAATTATTGATACCCATGCCAACATGAGCGTTGGCGGCTATGTTTGGGCAAGAGCCGGATTTGTTCCGTATCAAGAATCTTGGGACGATTTGAGAGCCAGGATTATAAAAAATAACCCGGACATAATTGATAAAAATACGTTAGATTTATTGAATAACCCAAACCCGAAATCTATAACGGACTTAGCCGATAGCGCTGACGGGAAAAAATTATTGATGAATACTTCTTGGTATGGAACATTCGATTGCAGCGATGCTGAAAGCCTGGAAAATGCAGCTAAGTATATAAAAAACATGAAATAAATGCTATAATAGTAGTCATTTAGGAGATAAAAAAATGTCAATAAAAAAACCCGTTGTCGTTTACGCAGCACGAAAATACGACCCAATAAAAGAGGGCGCGATTGATGGTATGCTTGAGTTCATGGAAAACGACGCCGATTTTATCAGAGAACCCTATTCCGGCAAATCCGCTAAAGAAATAATGGCCGACTTATATGCTCATGCAGAGACATGGGCATAAAATAAAATTAACTTATAAAATCAGGATTAGCTATGTCAAGTCCACAATATCCAACAAGTCAACCGGTTAACGGAGTGGTTCCGGGCGTAGTAATAATGACGCTTGACGGCAACGGAGTAGCTCAACCGGCCGGAGGCGGCGGTTCCGGTACATCAGACACCACCGAAACCACACAACTGCTGGTAAAAACCGCCGTCCAGGATTTAGACACAGCAATGGGCACAGTGACAGCCAGTCCTACGGCCAATACTTTGTTAGACAGGGTTAAAGCGTTACTAACCGGCACTATCCTTGCCGCTGGATCGGCAATTATCGGCAAAGTGAGCATTGACCAAGTTACCTCCGGCGCTAATATAGTCGTGTCCACAACACAGTCATCCACTAATGTATCTGTATCGGCGTATGCCACAAACTTGGTTATTTCTGCGACATCAAAAAGATTATTCGGGATGAGTGGGTACAATTCAAATGTGGCGGGGCAATTTATACAATTGCACGACGCTTCGACATTACCCGCAGATACAGTCGTACCAGTCGTTATATTTTTTGTCCCTGGATTATCTAATTTCAGTATTGATTTTGGGGTACGCGGCAGGAATTTCACCACCGGCATTGTCGTTTGCAATTCCAGTACTGGTCCAACCAAGACCATTGGCGCGGCCGATTGTTTCTTTGATGCACAGGTACTGTGATGAGCAATTTACAAATAACCCCCGCGATAGGTAATAGCCTTTCTTTATCCGGCGTAATCAGGACAGATGCTTTTTTACAGTCAAAGTATAGAGTAGTAGCGCCGCCGTTTGCTAAAGTAAATTCTACTGGCGCTTTGACTACCATAACGACCGCTATTGCCTCCGGCACAGGTCCATATTCAGTCTGTGCCGATCCCACAGGCCGTTTTGTTTATGCGGCTAATTTTGGTGCCAACACCGTCTCGATGTATTTGATCAACCAAAGCACAGGCGCTTTGACCAGCATAACGACCGCTATCGCTTCCGGGACAAGTCCACGTTCAGTCTGCGCCGATCCGACTGGACGTTTTGTTTATGCGGCTAATAATACTGGAAACACCGTCTCGATGTACTCGATCAATCAAAGCACAGGCGCTTTGACTACCATAACGACCGCTATCGCTTCCGGGACAACTCCACGTTCAGTCTGTGCCGATCCGACTGGACGTTTTGTTTATGCGGCTAATTTTGGTGCCAACACCGTCTCGATGTACTCGATCAATCAAAGCACAGGCGCTTTGACCAGCATAACGACCGCTATCGGATCGGGGACAGCTCCTTTTTCAATCTGCGCCGACCCGACTGGACGTTTTGTTTATGCGGCTAATAATACTGGAAACACCGTCTCGATGTATTTGATCAACCAAAGCACAGGCGCTTTGACTTTAATTACGACTGCTATTGCCTCCGGGACAGGTCCACAATCAATCTGCGCCGACCCGACTGGACGTTTTGTTTATGTCGTTAATTATGGTGCTTCCACCGTCTCGATGTACTCGATCAATCAAAATACAGGCGCATTGACTACCATCACAACAGCCATCGGATCGGGAACTAATCCTTTTTCAATCTGCGCCGACCCGACTGGACGTTTTGTTTATGTCGTTAATTATGGTGCCAACACCGTCTCGATGTACTCGATCAATCAAAGCACAGGCGCATTGACTACCATCACAACCGCTATCGGATCGGGAACTAATCCTATATCAGTCTGTGTTGACCCGACCGGACGCTGGGCGTATGCAACTAATTACATTGACTACACAGTTTCGATGTTCTCAATCGATTACACGTCTCTCGCACGGTTAGACGCACCGCAAACTTTTCTTGCGCAGCAAACATTTACTAATATAAATCTGGATAAAACAATAATTGCCGCAGGCACTACAGGCGCTCAAACTATAAATAAACCTACAGGTTCCGTCAATTTTGCGGCGGCAGATGCGTCATTAGTAGTGACAAATAGTTTAGTGTCCGCTACCAGCATTATACAAGTATCCGTTGGTACTAATGATGTCACCATGAAATCGGCTCAAGCAGTTGCCGCCGCCGGCAGCTTTACAATATACCCAAGCGCCAACCCGACAGCAGAAACGCGGGTTAATTTTACAATAACAAATTAATAGGACATAAAAATGGCATCCACAAAACAATCACAAGTCACGAGTTTAGCGAATAAATTTATTGCATTTATGACCAACGGCGCGGTGGTTACCAAAGACCGCACGAATGATACGGATGCTATTTTAGGTCGATGAGTAAAAAATTTGTAACTTTAAACCCAGTACACCCTAACGCTGGCATACAGGCAGCGTATAGGCGCAAGATTGATGCGTTTATTGACGAGATGCACCATTCCATTGTCTATTGGGTTTTAAGCGGCTACAAAAATAATAAGCCTGAGATGGCGCAAGATGCAAGCCCGGCCATGGCAATGCGCAAGTTAATGCGCAAGCTCACAAGGCGATGGACAAAAAATATCAATAAAACCGCACCGCAATTAGCCGATTATTTTGCTACGGCAATCAGCAAACGGTCAGATGCAACGCTGCAATCAATATTGAATAAAAGCGGTATGACTGTCAATTTCAAGATGACCGCAGAAATGAATGACGTGATTCAGGCAACAGTTGGATCACAAGTATCTCTCATAACAAAAATGACAACGCAACATCTGGCAGAAATTGAGGAGCTAGTGTTGCGCAGCGTTGCCGCCGGACGTGACATGAAATACTTGTCAGAACAATTGAAGTTACGTTATAGCATGACGAAGCGCCGCGCCGCACGTATCGCGCGCGATCAAAACAATTTTGCTACAGCGCAGTTAGTCAGGGTAAGACAGAAAAAAATAGGCGCAACCCATGCCATGTGGGTACATAGTGCAGGCGGTAAAGAGCCGAGGGAATCACATGTTAAAGCAGGAAAAGATAAGCTCATTTATGAAATTGATAAAGGCGCTTATCTTGAGAGCAATGGCGGCAAATTTGATTGGATTTGGCCGGGTGCAGGCGCAATAGGTTGCCGCTGCGTATCAAAAACTATTATTCCTGATTAATTATTTTTTTCAAGAAATTTTATGTACAAATAAGTAATAGGGACTGCTATAACAATAGCAAATCCAAAAACCGCAATAAAAAAATATAACAGTTTTAAACAGTCATTCATTGCAGTCGGCTTCTTGAAAATTGCATTTGCAAGTTATCGGCCTGCTCTAAAAAACCATCATCTTTTATAGCGCGGCAGGATGTAATGCCTAGCTTTTCTTTGCCTTCAGTCGTTAGATAATCTTCCCGTGCTTTATCAGACAGTTTGATAGATTCGTCAATGTAATCGACTGAATCAGGATATTTGGCTTTCAATGTATTCATTCTGGCGATGGTTTGATACATCAAGCCGTTGCCTAGCGTATCGCGCCAATACTCACCTCTAAAGCCGCAATACATAATGGTGACTGACAACATTTGCACTCGTGCGGCTATGAGTGCAAAGTCTCTAAATTCTTTTAGTTCAGCCTGTTTTTTAGTATCATATTCGCTTTGCATTTTATTGTTTTTATTAACCATTTCTGGAACCAGTGCGTTACATTCGTTTGTTTGGGCAATAGTTGGCTCAGCACCGCTTAAAAATAATTTAGCGCACGAATTAATAGTTGTATCTGCGAGTGAAATTGTGGTATATAATCCCAATATCACTATTAAAAGTATTTTTTTCATTTTCGTTCCTTATCTATATGTAAAAAATAAAAGTCAATGGCTTTCCTGATTATGTCGGCCATGGATAGTTTTGTTTGGATAGATTGTTCACGCAATCTGTCCAAAATACGTTGTGGTAAAAACATTTGAAATCGTTTCATGTATTTAATTGTTTGATTAAAGTATACTTAATTATATACACATACACACATAATGTCCATCAATAAATTAGCGTTTGATAAAAGCACGGTACGCACTATTGACCAGGACGGTCGCATGCATATCTCGCTTACTAATATATCAAAAGCTACTGTTAACCCCTATCTGGGGTCAGAAATCCCGAACGGCGAAGAATTGGGGCTTGATAACGAAAAAATTTATCAGTTATTAAGAGATCCTGAAGAACTAAAAAAAGCCGCTTCAACATTTAATAATATCCCGCTTCTTAGCGATCACGTTCCCGTCTCGGCAGATGATCATCAACCCAGCATAGTAGTCGGTGCGACAGGGTCACATGCACAATTCAACGCGCCGTATCTTCAAAACAGTCTGGTAATTTGGGCGCAAGATGCAATTGATGGCGTAGAAAATAATGATCAACGGGAAATATCCTGCGCGTATCGATATGTAGCCGATATGACACCAGGCAAATTTAATGGCGTGGCTTACGACGGCATTATGCGTAATATAGTAGGCAATCACGTCGCATTAGTCGAAACCGGCAGAGCTGGCCCAGATGTAATAGTCGGCGATTCACAACTAAAAATAACCGAGGTAACAATGAAAAAAAAATCATTATCTCAGTTTGCAATTTTGACTAAAGGGGCGCTAACAGTTGCTCTCAAGCCATTGTTAGCAGCTGACAAAAAAATAGATTTAAACACCGTCTTGTCTGGCATAACCGCTAAAAATTGGGATGATAAAAAATCATCCATTGCAGCGGCTATCAAACCTAAACTGTCAGTTGATGCTGATTTGGCGGCCATTCATGAATTGCTCGACTCGCTTGATTCAGAGTCTAAAAATGATGTTTATGAATCAGTCGCCGAGGACGAAGAAGAAACCGAGGCTGAAAAAAAGGACGAGGAAGAAGATAAACCCGCAGAAGATGCCGATCCGCTTGAGGAAATCATCGCTAACCTGCGTGAGTTGATTAACGGCGCTAAACCTGTTGCCGATGAATTCCCGCCCGCAGCCGAAAAAGACGAAAAAGAGGAAAAGAAAGCTATGGATGCCGCACTTGCCAAAAATACCGATGAAACCATTAAAAAAATGCGTGCCATTGTAACCGCCGAAAAAAATATATTCCCGTTGGTTGGTGAATTATCACTGGCGTTTGATAGTGCCGAAGCTGTTTACAAAGCGGCTTTAGACATTATGGATATTGATGTTAAAGGCGTTCATCCATCAGCTTATAAAGCTATTTTGGATGCACAACGTAAACCGGGCGCATCGGTGGCAATGGACGAATCAGTTGACATTAGCGACAAAGTACCCGGCGCACGTAAAATCAAACAGCTTTAAGGAGCAAATATTATGTTTCAGACACAAGTAAATCTAAATCCTGCTCCTGCGGTTGTCGGTGATTTTGCATCAGCAAATCCACGGGCAACTGTTTTGGCAGGAGCCGGTGCTTTGGTAACCGGCGCAGCAGGCGCAACCGTTGGCCATTTTGCATGGGCAGATGCCAACGGCCTCGTATCATCAACGGGAGCAGGCGCACCAACCGGCTTTGTCCATCGCGGGCAACAAGCGTTAATCACTACTTTTCTTAGCGATAATACAATGGTTGTGCTTCCCGGCCTGCCGATTACATTATTTCAAGCGGGTGACTTTTGGGCTAAGAACGAAGGCGCAGCAGCGGCTACAATCGGTCAAAAAGTTTATGCAAATAATGTCAACGGCGCTATCAGTGCAGCAGCGACAGCAACCCCTACCGTTTCCGGTACAGCTTCAGCAGCAACCTTGCAAGTTATTACTTCCGCTTCAACTGGCGGCGCTCTACCAACAACCAATACCGCAACCGGTTCAATTGCCGGTACTGTATTGTCTATCACCGCTGTCGGTGTAGGTTCGGTAGTCGGCCCCGGTGTCTTTACGCTTCCCGGCGCTATTGCCAACACAGCTATCTTGTCGCAAATTAGTGGTACTTTGGGCGGTATCGGTACTTACCGAGTCAACCTTAGCCAAACCGTTGTTTCCGGCGCTATTGCCCTTTTTGGTGGTGGTTTAACACTGACAGGCGGTAATGCTTCCGGTATTTTTGCTATTGGGCAGGTAATCACCGGTACTAACATACCGTTGGGCACAACCATTACAGCATACGGCACGGCAACCGCAGGCGGCGCTGGTACTTATCAAGTGTCTAATGTGGCAGCTTCGGCGGCAACTGCGTCAACTATTACTGTCACTAACGCGATGTTTTTGACCGTTGCCGGTACAGTGACCGGCACATTTAATCTAAACGATTTATTGACTGGTACAACTGTATCAGCACAACAAATCATTGCCAATAACACAATCAACGCCAACTTAACTGGTTTGGGTGTAGCGGGTACGTACTTAACTAACTTGGCACAAGGTGCATTAACGTCTCAAGCGATTAATGCCAATGCCAACACAGAGACAAAATGGGTCGTTGCTTCCTCTGGTGCGGTAGGCGAATTGATCAAAATTTCAACCTGGCTTTTAGGATAATCTGATGAGCAAAATATCAACACAGGCAGAGTATAAAAGCGCTTCAGAAATCTATGGTATCCATTTAGGTGCCACTAAAGGCGTTTTGAACAATGCAGTAAAACGACAAATGGCGATGGATGCCCAGCCATCGTTGGTAACAACCAGCAACGCGGGTATTCCTTTCTTTCTGGCAAATTATTTTGACCCTGATTTAATTGAGGTTTTGGTTACCCCAAACAAAGCCGCTGTTATTTTAGGCGAAGCCAAAAAAGGCGACTGGACAACACGTACAGCGATTTTCCCTATCGTTGAACGTACCGGCGAAGTATCATCTTATGGTGATTATTCAAACAATGGTGTAGCAGGATTTAACGCTAACTTCCCGGAACGTCAAAACTATCTTTATCAAGTTATTACACAATGGGGAGAGCTTGAGCTTGAAATGACAGCACTGGCGCGTATTGATACAGCGGCACAAAAGAATATTGCCTCTGCTATCGTTATGTCAAAGTTTGAGAATCAAGCGTACTTTTATGGTATTGCCGGACTTCAAAACTACGGCTTGCTTAATGATCCTTCTTTATCAGCACCTATTGCACCCGGCTACAAAACTTTTAATACCGGCAATGGCCCCTGGATTACCAACGGTCAAGTCACTGCGCAACCTCAAGAAGTTTATGCGGATATTCAAGCGCTATTTTTACAGCTTGTATTACAATCCGGCGGTTTGGTGGATATGGAGACAAGCATGGTTCTTGCTATGTCCCCCGCTTCCAGTGTGGCCTTGACAGCAACAAACGTCACTTTTGCGACTAATGTTATTGATTTGGTCAAGAAAAACTTCCCTAACATTCGCGTTGAAACAGCTATCCAATATAGCGCAACCGCTGGCAACTCCGTGCAGTTGATAGCCGAAAATGTTGAGGGTCAGGATTCCGGTTATTGTGCGTTCTCAGAAAAAATGAGAGCACATCCGATTATCCGTGATTTATCAAGTTTTAAGCAAAAGAAAACCGGTGGCGTATGGGGTTCGGTTATTCGTATCCCATTCGCTTTTGCATCAATGTTAGGCGTATGATTAAAATAGCCCGAACGCTCAACCTTTCGGGCAATTTTTCACTTAATTAGGAATTAAAATGGCTGAAAAAATAGCAGTTGCTATAAAAACACCCCACGGGCTACATTTAGATATACAAAGCGCTGCCGGAGTCCGTGAACGTGTGACTTTAAAAGGCTTTGTGCATGATGGGGCTGTCGGCGGATTCGGTATTACCGAAAACGTAGAAAAAGCACACTTCGACCAATGGATGAAAGAAAACAAGGACTTGGCTATCGTAAAAAAAGGCCTGATTTTTGCCCATGTACAGCTCAAATCTGTCACTGATCAAGCTAAAGAAAAGGTTGAATTAAAAAGCGGTTTGGAACGATTAGACCCGAGTAACCCGATGCTGGGTATTGAACCCATGAAAGCCGTGGCCTAAAAAATGAACGCTCCTAAGTTTTCTTTAGATGAAGAAATATGGATGGGTAAATCAGGAATAGGCCGTATTGATAGAATTATCATAAAACCGGAAGAAATTCGTTATTTTATTTGCTACCGAAACGGATTCGATAACTTTGATTATATTGAGTGTCTTGAAAATATGATAGAAAAAAGAGTTAAAATATAATGGCAATTGTCGTTTTTGATTATAACTTGTGGGGTGCCAGATACCCAGAGCTAGCAAACTCTGTGCAGCAGTCATTAGCGCAAGCGTATTTTCAGGAAGCGCAGCTTTATTGTGATAACACACTTACCAGCCCTATAGCTGATGATACTGTGGGCGGTGCACGCTCGTTGTTTTTGAACATGGTCGTCGCACATATCGCGCAATTAAACGCGGCTATTAATGGTCAACCGGCAAGCCCGATAGTCGGACGTATCAATAATGCAACCGAGGGCAGCGTGACAGTAGCTAGTGAAAACTTGTATCCCCCAGGCACAGTGCAATGGTGGCAACAAACGCGCTACGGTGCAGCCTTTTGGGCAGCAACCCAGCAATACCGGAAAATGTATTATGCTCAGGGCTATCCGCGTATCGTTGACCCCTACGCGCCTTACGTTAATGGCTACTAAAAACCTGTCTGGCGGCGATAGATTAAAAGCGACTTTGGCGCGGTTATCAAAGCAAGTTAAGACAGCCGCATTGTTAAAAGTCGGCTTTCAAAATGGCGCTAGATACTCGGAGCAAGACGGCGGTCAGTCAATAGCTTATGTTGCTATAATTAACGAGTTCGGAGCGCCTTCACGCGGCCAACCGCCACGGCCGTTTTTTAGAAATATGATAGCAAAAAATGAAAACGGGTGGGGCGATAATTTAGCAAAATATTTAACAAAAAATGATTATGATGCAAAATTAGCATTTAATAAGCTGGGCGAGGAAATGATAGGAGAATTACAAGATTCTATCATAGCAACAAACGAACCAAAATTGTCGCCTATTACTGTTATGTTGCGTCATATGCGGTCAGAAAACCCGGATTTAATAGTGACGGGTAAAACAGTCGGCGAAGCGGCTAAAAGAGTAAAGGAAGGTAAAACTACTGGCGGGGCATCTATTAAACCTTTAGTCTATACCGGCGATATGTTGCGGGCAATTACAAAAGAAACAGAATGAACCTGCATAATATTGTTTCCGGGTATGTTGGCACTATTAACCCGTTCGTAACTGCAAGTATCCAGAAATCTAGCGGATATACAACAGCGGCAGACGGGACACGGACACCGACATATCTTGCGCCTATCTCTATATCAGTACAGCTTCAAGCGCTACAATATAATGACTTGATGGCTATTGACGGGCTTAATATTCAAGGCGAAAGATATGCCATTTATGTTAATGGCACTTGGGAAGGCACTGTTCGCGCAGATGGCTCAGGCGGCGACTTGATCACCTTGCCGGATGGGTCAATATGGTTAGTTGTGTTTGTCTTTGAGAATTGGGGATACACGGCAGGATGGTCAAAATTATGTGTCACGCGCCAGTTATAGGAGTTTAAAGTGCCGTTAAAATCAGGTTCAAGCCAAGCCGATATTTCCGCAAACATAAAAAAAGAACGCGATGCAGGAAAGCCGGAAAAGCAAGCCGTCGCCATTGCAGAAAGCAAAGCGCGTGAGGCAAAGGACGCTTTACCGAAATGGACAGGTAAAAATGTCTGATGCTGCCGATTAGTTTAACCGAAGTTCAGACGTTCACCGCCTTGCGTTCATTTCTGCAGGCCGTATTGCCTGGAACTACAGAAGTTATCCGCGCACAGAATAACCGCGTACCGGAACCGCACGGCACGGATTTTGTGATAATGACACCGCTGTTAAAAGAGCGCCTGGAAACAAACATCGATAACTATATAGATACGGTTTTTACCGGGTCAATAGCGCTGACTATATTAACTGTTACAGCCATTGGCTTTGGATCGCTTGTTAATGGCTATACTTTATTAGGCACAAATATCCTGCCCAACACAACGATAGTATCTCAACTATCCGGCACACCGGGAGGTATAGGGGCATACATAATATTTCAGTCACAATCACTCAATAGCCAAAAAATAGCCGCCGGTGTAATGACGGTATTACAGCCTACAAAATATACCGTGCAGCTAGACATCCACGGCATTTTTAGTGCTGATAATACCCAGGTAATCAGCACTTTATTTAGAGATGATGCAGGCGTACAATTGTTTCAATTATCTGGCTACGACGTGACTCCACTTTATTGTGATAATGCTAGACAAATACCTTTTTCAAATGGCGAACAACAACTAGAAAACAGATGGACAATGGACGCGGTGATGCAATGTAACCCAATTATAACCGTGCCAATGTATTTTGCCGACCAATTAACAGCAAGTTTTAACGAAATTATTTAGGAGCTAACCCGTGACCATACCAGCCTCGCAATTTGTACAAGTAACGCCCAGTGTGTTAAGCGCTGGTGGTAACCCACTCGCTCTTAACGGCCTTGTTTTAACAACCAGCTATCGTGTCCCCAACGGGCAGATATTGTCTTTCCCGTCGGCTATTTCTGTCGGCGCTTTCTTCGGACCCACATCCGCTGAATATAATATTGCAGCCACCTATTTTCTGGGCTTTGATAATTCAAACATTAAGCCTGGTGCCATTCTGTTTAGTTCATACAATTTAATAGATGATCCTGCATGGCTGCAAAGCGGCGTTGTGTCAGGATTGACAATACCGCAATTACAAGCACTGTCAGGCACATTGATTGTTTCAGTTGATGGCGCTACTAAAACAAGCTCATCTATTAATCTATCCAGTGCAAACAGTTTTTCAGCCGCCGCAGCGCTCATACAAACCGGCTTCAACGCGTTTGATGGCGTAACCACATCAGCATCAACCATCGCCGCAGGCTCGGCGTGTAACACTACCGGCGGCTCAATTACCGGCAATGTGCTGACAGTCGGCACAACATTAACCGGGTTATTCGTGGTTGGCGGCGTATTGTCAGGTACTGGCGTAACCGCAGGCACCCAGATTTTAAGTCAATTATCCGGCTCTACAGGCGGCGTGGGTACGTATCTTGTTGATACTGTGCAAAATGTAGTCAGCACAACTATTACACAAAGCTATGGCCTGATGACTGTAGCCGCAATGACCAGCGGCTATTTAGCCCCCGGCCAGACTATTACCGGCGGCACAATCGCGGCAAATACAAAAATCGTTTATCAAGCCTCAGGCGTTACCGGCGTATCAGGTACGTTTGTAACCAGCGGCGGCGCGCAAACGGTCTCAGCAACCACTGTCTCAGCAGGACAATTAACCTGTGTTTATGACAGCGTTACCGGCGGCTTTTTAATCACTGGCGGCACACCTGGCGCTTTGGGTACTATTGGCTATGCAACCGGCACATTAGCCGCAAGCTTAAAATTTGACCTTGCAGACGGCGCAAACGTCAGTCAAGGTGCAGTAGCATACACACCTGCCGGGGCAATGAACGCAATAACCGCAATTAGCCAAAACTGGGCATCATTCATGACGGTCTTTAATCCCGATGCTTTTGGCAATGCTAACAAACAATTGTTTGCAGCGTGGACTAATAGCACGGTTGACCGCTATGTGTACATTTGCTGGGATACTGATGCAACCATAACCACATCAAACAACTCAACGACCAGTCTGGCCAACATTTTAAAAGTTAATCAGTCTAACGGCACATTTGTTATTTTGTCACCTGATTATATTTTTGCCGCGTTTTATTGTGGCGCTATCGCCTCAGTCGATTACTCGCAACGTCAAGGCTTGACTAATTTCTGTTTTAGAAGTCAATCTGGTTTAACGCCGTACATCACGAATCAGACCCAATATCAAAATATTATTGCCAATGGTGCGGTGACCTATATCGCAGTTGCCACAGCTAATCAGGGCTTTGTATTTGGCGCAAACGGTCAGGTGTCCGGTGCATTTCAGTGGCTCGATGCGTATGTTAACCAGATTTGGTTAAACAACGCTATTCAGCTTGCATTGATGGTCTTATTGACAAGCGCCAAGTCTGTGCCAAGCAACTTGGTAGGCCGCGAATTAATTCGCGCGGCTTGCATGGATCCCATTAACCAGGCGTTAAACTTTGGTATGTTTGGCCCTAGTGACCCTTTATCGGCTTCACAAGCGGCGCAGGTGAATAACAATGCAGGGCTTGAAATTGCATCGACTATCGCCGCACAGGGATGGTATTTGCAGATCCTTGCTGCTACGGCGCAAGTCAGGGCGGCCAGAACATCACCGCCAATTACCTTCTGGTATCATTATAATCAATCAATCAATCAATTGAACATTGCTTCAATTGAAGTTGCTTAAGGAGTATAAATCATGGCAAAGCAAGGCGACATAACAAGCGCAAATTCAATCTTAATGCTGGGTATTACCAGCCTTTTCAGTGTCCCGCAACAACTGCAAGGCTTTGCTGATGGCGACTCCTACAGCGTTGATGCTGTTGATGTAACCGAGTCATTAATGGGCGTAGACGGGCGTAAGTCATCCGGTTGGATTCCTCAGATCAAAACTATGAGCGTCACCCTGCAAGCGGATAGCTTATCAAATACATTTTTTGAAGCCTGGTATGCAGCGCAAGAAGCAGGACGCACAATCTATACGGCTTTCGGTACAGTATCACAAGATGCTGTAAAAAAGGTTTATGTGCTCACTAACGGCTCGTTGAAAAATTATGCCCCGCTTTCTGATGGCGGCAAGACGCTAAAGCCGAGAAAATTCTCGATAGAGTGGGAAAGCATCATAGGATCGAACATTTAATATGGCTCGGAAAATAGCGACAGTAGTTATTTCCGGTGGCCGTGATGACGGCAAGACTTTCATCTTGAAAGAAATGCCTGCATCACAAACCGAGAAATGGGCAACACGGGCTTTTCTGGCTATTGCACGGTCAGGCTCAAGCGCTATTAAAGACGCGCTTAATTTTGACTTTGACGAAGCCAATTGGCAATCCAAAGCGACAATTTGCGAAGTGGCGACACATGGCATCAGCATATTTGGCGCTATGGATTTTAAAGAAGCAGAGCCTTTACTCGATGAAATGTTTAGCTGTATTACTCTCATGCCCGACCCATCAAAGCCAATGGTTACGCGCTCTTTGATTGAGGATGATATTGAAGATGTAACAACCCGGCTAACACTACGCAAAGAAATATTTAAGCTACACGTCGATTTTTTTACAGCCGCCGCCGCTTAGATATATTTTTTGACGGTGGCGGCGATTTTATCGATTATGTTAATGTCCCCATTTCAATAGCATCGGTGGTGTCAAGTAAACTGGCGTCGCTGGTTGATTTGGACACCGTTCTTGGCACCGAGGATTTATACGACTTGCTGGAAATACTGGCGGTCGATACTTATAATCAAAATTTAGCAAACAGAGAAAAATAGTGGCGACAATTATAGACAGTTTGATCGTTTCTCTGAATTTAGACGCTTCCGGCTTTGCTAAAGGTCAAAAAAACGCGGTTAATGCTCTCAACGCGCTTGAGGGTAAAAGCGGCAAATCCAACAAAAATATCCAGTCAGACGCGGATAAAAGCACAAAATCCTTCACAAAATTCAGGAATGAAATTCTAGCGGTTGCTACGGCTTTTATGAGTATTGGCGCTATCAAGTCATTTTCTGAAAAAATGACGAATGACGATGCCAGCTTAGGCCGTTTGGCCGTCAATCTTGATACCAATGTTGAAACATTATCCGCATGGGCAATGGCAGCCGATAAAATGGGCGGTTCATCGGAAGGGATGATTAGCTCAATTAAAGGCATGGTATCCGCTGTTAATCAGTTTTCAATGACTGGCAAAGGCGGCGAGAGTTTCCAGTATTTTATGTCTGGCCCCGGCGGGATGATCGAATTGATCGATCAGGCCACTGGTAAAATGCGGCCTTTCGATGACATACTTTTAGATGCAGCAGACAAGTTAAAAGCAATAGCAGATACGCAAGGGATGGCAAAAGCCCAAGAATGGGGGGTGGGTATGGGCTATGACTATGACACTATAAATGTCCTGGTCCTTGGGCATAAAGCCATATTAGACAATGTTAACGCACAAAAAAAGCTAGCTATAGTTACCGGTCCTGATGCTAAAAATGCGCAGGAGCGGCAAATAGCGTGGAAAAAGTTTGGCAATACTCTCGAAAATGTATGGCGGGGTATTTTACTTACCCTAAGCCCGTCAATTGTACATTTAACAGATGAAGCGACTAAGTGGGTAAATTCGCTTGATTTAACGTTTGTCAATGAAAATATTGATAAGTTTGGCGAATATCTAAAAAAATTAACATGGGAGGATGCAAAAAAAGGCGCTGAATCTTTTTTAGACCCTATTCTAAAATTAGCGGATGCTTTAAATGTGTTAATGATCCCGTTAAGATTGCTCAAAGACGCAGGGACATGGTTGGGCGAAACGGTAGCAAAAAATCATCCTGAATTAGGAGAAAATATAGACAAAGCCCTTCAGACTGATGCTATTTTGCTTGATGACACGACTAATTTTCTTAGAGACAAGGCTAATTGGCTTGGTGACAAGGCTAAAGCAGTTATGGATTTTTTTATTAGTAAAGGTTGGGCTAGCAAAGATGCAGCAGGGATAACGGCAGGATTAAAAGCAGAAAGCCCTTCATTTAACCCGCAAGAAAAACAAAAAGGCGGCGGTCCTGGACGAGGGATAGCGCAATGGGAAGCTCCACGGCAAAAAGATTTTATTGAATGGTCAAAGAAAAACGGTTCCGGCACGGATATTATGCATGCAACATTGCCGGAAGAACTGGAATTTACACATTATGAACTTACCAAGGGATCAAGAAAGAAAGCCGGAGACGCTATAAAAGCCTCAACCAGTGCAAAAGAAGCCGGTGCCATTGCATCAAGAAAATACTTTCAACCGCGCGATGCAGAAGGACAGGCAGAAAAACGCGGCAATGCAGCACAAGATATTTTTGCAAAACTAAAACAGCTTAAAGAATTAGAAGTGCAAAACAAAGTAAATAACACCGGCTTGTCACCCAGTCAAATTTATGCGCAAATGAACGCCAATAAAAACAATAAATCAAATGGCAATACATCAACCAACACAAGCGACGTTAAAATTGCTACTATAAACGTCAATACACAGGCAATCGATGCCAAGGGCATTGCACGGGATATAACCGGCGCGTTGAAAAACCATACGTTTGTTAATCAGGCTAATGCAGGAGTACGATGATGGCTAACGGAATCCCGAATCTTTGGAGCAATATAGCCAATGTGGTTAATGTCGTATCGCTTGTTATTTCTGATGCTGCGTTAATTTATCAACGCTTTCAGGTGTCTGGATGGGGCATTTATAACAAGGACGGTTCTGTTGCCATTATCCCTGATTCTATCGTATCAATAGACTTTCATAATGAGTGGCCGACATCTACCTACCCCATGGAGCGCGGTGCGTTTCAAAGTTATAATAAAGTACAAACGCCTTTTGAAAATAAAATAACGATGACCAAAGGCGGCTCGATAGCTGAAAAACAGGCGTTTCTTGTTCAAATAGACAGGATTGGCGATAGCTTGTCGATGTTTGACATTATCACCCCAGAACAAATTTATGCCGACATGACCATAGAAAGCGTTGACTATATGCGCTCTAGCGAAAACGGTGCATCCATGTTGACTGTCGACGTGGGATTTAAAGAGATACGCTTTTCGGCTGACGCTATCGGCAGCAACCCGAAGAACTATAATGATAGAACGCCGGTATCGACATCGCCCGTGCAGCCGCAATCCCCGGCAGCAGAACCGGCACCGGTTACGTAATGTGAAAATTAAAATAATAGGCTTTTTGCTTACCCGAAAAGCGCCGTGCAACTCGGCACCCTTTTAACTTCTGGTAAGAGAAAATTATGAAAACGCAAAATAAAGTTGTTCCATTATTCGATAACTCTACATCAATAAGAATTGGTGATACCGTTATTCACATGGATGAGAATGGGCGTTATTGTCTTAATGATTTACATCAAGCAAGTGGTGGGCATGGAAATGATAGACCCAGTATTTGGTTAACAACAAAAACAGCTAAAAATTACGTTACTTTTTTAACAGACCTAAGCAAGAATTCTTGCTTAGCTTCGCCAATAGAATCTATAAAAGGAACAGCTAATCCTGGAACTTATGCAGTAAAAGAATTAGTTTATACTTACGCTGCTTGGATAAGTATTAAATTTCATCACGAAGTAATTTCTACTTATGACAAAGTTATCATGGCAGAGCATTACCAACTCGAATCTGCACAAGAAAGATTAAAACATTCAATTCTATTAAATAAAGATTGTCCAAAGTCTATTATTGGCACCCAGAAAAATCAAGACATAAATTTGCTTTATCAACGAATGGAATTGGATGGATTGATAATCAAGCAGGAAATTATTAAAGTTTTGTATCGATACATAGTTACTACCAAAGGCACTGAATTATTTGGCGTAAGAAATTCGTTAAGTGGCGTAAGAATTAGTGAAGAATATCATAATGCTTTGCGTGACCTAATGCAGAAGATTTTACACGAAGATCAAGATGACTGGACTATTTAATGAACAGCCAAACAATACCAATTACTGATAATCCTAACCAGATTCTAACCGTATCGCTGGGCGGCCAACAATGTACGATAAATTTGTATCAAGAATCTTACGGCCTATTTTGTGATGTTAGCGTTAATAACGTCCTTATTGTTGCTGGTGTTATTTGTCAAAATCTTAATCGCATTGTTAGAGATTCCCATCTGGGCTTTGTTGGTGATTTGTATTTTATTGACACTCAGGATTTATCAGACCCGGTAAGTCCTGGATTGGGGTCGCGTTTTTTATTCAAATATCTCAACGCATGACATTTATAACGCGCAAAATTGATGTAAAAGTACATTTCAAGGCCAGCGGCGACATGCTGGAACTGCCTAATCACCGTGTCATGTGTAATGCTGTCTGTGCTGGCGGCGTGGGCATGGGGCAATTACAGCTTAGAATTTTTGGCATGAAGCCGGGCGACATGAACGCGCTGTCGACTATTGGCTTGTTGCCGAATCAATTCACCGGTAATTCAGTCACTGTGTTGGCCGGGGATGATTCAGGGTCGCCATTAAATCAAGTCTATCAAGGCACTATTACCGCGGCTTATGCAGATATGATGAGCGCACCCGAGGTTAGTTTTGTGATCATCGCTATGGCCGGGATGATAGAAAATTTACAGATTACGCCTGATTCTTGTTACCCCGGCTCCGCTGATGCCGCCGATATGATCAAAACATTAGCTGGTCAAATGAATTTAGGATTTGATAATAGCAATAATGCGTCACAGATTTTACGGGATCAAACGCTGGTAGGGACAGCACGGCAACAAGCGTTTGACTGTGCCAAAGCCGCCGGGTTTGAGATTTTAATCTGGAACGGTGTCTTGTCAATCTGGAAAAAAGATACGTTTAGAAAGGCGCGTATCCCGGTATTAAGCCCGGTTACCGGTATGGTTGGCTATCCCAGCTATGCAGGCGTTGGGCTTGTTGTGCTTGCGCTTTATAGCCCTGATTTCGTGTTTGGCGCGTTGGTTGAGGTGCAGAGCGATTTATTAATCGCTAACGGCAAATGGCAAATATTGACCATGACCCATGATATTTCAGCAGATTTACCCAATGGCCCGTGGTTTACGCAATTATTGCTAACACGCCCCGGCTATTTAGTGGTGTCTTTATGAGCGACAGTTTAGGATCGACAGGCTATCAATTACCCACTTCGGGATCGTCAGAATTTAATGCGCAATCGTTTCTTGTTGAATCGTTATTATCCAAAATAAATACAACAACGCTTGTTAAAGTTGTTGCCGTTACCAATGCCGGGACACTTGACCCCGTCGGCTTTGTTGATATTATCCCGTTGGTTAACAAACTTGATGGATCAGGGAAGGCATTGCCTAACGGTATCATTTACCATTGCTGTTATTTTCGCTTGCAGGGCGGCTTAAATGCGGTGATTATTGACCCACAGGTAAATGATATTGGTATTTGTTGTTTTGCCGACAAAGATATTTCCAGCGTCCAAATAAACAAGCACACGTCAAACCCGGGCAGTTACCGGCGGTTTGATTGCTCTGATGGTATTTATTTGGGCGGCGTGTTGAACGGGTTGCCTACACAGATCGTGCAGTTTAACACGGCTGGAATAAATATTACATCGCCAATAAAAGTAACTGTAAGTGCTCCAGACATTGCATTGATTGGTAAAACAACACATACGGGGCAGGTTTGGATGAATGGGAAACGAGTTGATGAGTCTCACTTGCACAACAATACACAACCTGGAACTGGCAATAGTGGAGTAGTGGTCTAATGAATACAATTTACATGACACAACCTGCTTATGATTTGGCATTAGATTCTTCTGGCAATATCGCAATGGCAAGTCAACCATACGCACAAGCGCAGGATGCCGCGTCGGCTATTCGTACATTTATTGGAGAGTGTTATTATGATCTCACTCTTGGAATACCATATTGGAATCAAATACTTGGCAAAAACCCGCCGCTGGAATTTATCCGCGCCCAGTTTATAAAACAGGCGCTAACCGTACCCGACGTGATAGCCGCACGGGTATTCTTTATCAGTTTTAAAAACAGGGTTTTAACCGGGCAAGTGCAAATAACCAATTCGCAAGCAATTGTTACCGCAATGAATTTTTGATACAATAATGCGCATAAAATATATGAGTGGATTATGACCAATATCCCTTCCCCCACCTTCGGACCAAAAGGCTTTATAGCCCCGGCTACCGGTGCAATACTAACCGGCGTACAAGCTGATTATAACGCAGCTTTCGGCGGCAATCTTAACCCTGCACTCAATACCCCGCAAGGGCAGCTTGCTACCTCAGAAACAGCCATTATCAATGATAAAAACGCGCAGTTTCTGGCCTTGGCTAATGGCGTTGACCCAGCCTATGCAGCGGGACGGATGCAGGATGCTATTGGGCGTATTTATTATATATCGCGTATAGCCGCCGCTTCAACAGTTGTTACAGCTACCTGTACCGGCGCGTTTGGCACAATTATCCCAATAAACGCGCAAGCAGTTGATCAAGCCGGTAATGTTTATTTATGCACAGCGGCAGTCACGATACCTGTTTCAGGGCATATTGACACAACATTTTCCTGTGTAAATACCGGCGCCATTGCTTGCCCAATAGGGTTTTTAAATAAAATCTATAAAGCAATCCCGTCATGGGATTCCATATCAAACGCAGCAACAGGGACGATTGGCAACGACGTTGAAACGCGCGCGGCTTTTGAGTTAAAGCGGTCGCAATCGGTGGCATTAAACGGGCAAGGTTCGTTACAATCGATTCTAGGCGCTGTTTTTAGTGTCGCTGATGTATTGGATGCTTATATCTTGGAAAACGATACCGGTGTAACCAGCGGCGCTACCTTTTCCGGGTCAATATCCGGCTTTACCCTGACAGCAGGGACATTAACCGGATCGTTAGCAATCGGCTATATTGTTACCGGGACCGGCGTGGCGCAAGGCACGTACATCACAGGCGGTACATTCCCGACTTATCAGGTTAATATCAGCCAGTCTGTCGGCGCTACGGCCATGACTGCCAGCATGGGCGGTTATCCGCTGGTTGCCAATTCGATTTATGTCGCAGTTTATGGCGGCGTTAGCGCTGACATTGGACAAGCTATTTTTACCAAAAAATCACCAGGCTGCAATTACAACGGCAACACAACAGTAAATATTTTAGACACACAGAACGGCTTATATACGCCCCCTTACCCATCTTACAACATCACTTTTAATATCCCCACGCCGGTCGCCATTAAATTTGCTGTCAGCATGGAAAACAGCACTTTTGTCCCGTCTGATGCCATTACCCAGGTTAAAAACGCTATTTTAGCGTCTTTCAATGGCAGCGACGGTACGCCCAAAGCGCGTATTGGCTCAAATATATTTCACAGTAAATTTTATGCGGGTATTTTTGCGCTAGGTTCATGGGTTAATGTTTATGAAATTCAAGTGGGCGTTGGGACAGCCAATCAGGATTCTGTATTGATGCGCATTGATCAGTTGCCGACCTTGTCATTAACTGATATTACCGTGACATTTATCTGATGATAAATATCAAGGACACCATTTTAAGCCAGTACGCCAATAGCCCGACATTATTGGCGTTAATCAATAGCATGAATGATGCTATTGACCCCGGCGTTAATATTGATGATTTTTATAATAAAATATGGGACATAACAACGGCACAAGGTTTTGGTTTAGATGTATGGGGCAGGATAGTCGGCGTGTCCCGGATATTGAATGTCGCGTCAGGGAAAAGCCTGGGCTATAAAGAAGGCGGCACTATTGACTATGACCCGTTCGGTCAATCCAAGTTTTTTAGCGGGTCAATAACCACATCAAATTTTGCGCTGTCCGATAATGCGTTTAGGGTATTAATTTTAGTTAAAGCCTTATCGAATATATCACGGACAGTAATACCAGTTTATAATAAGATATTAATGCAATTGTTTCCGGGACGCGGTAATGCGTATGTATCAGATACCGGTTCAATGGGCGCACGGTTGACATTTGAGTTTTTATTATTACCGTTTGAAATAGCAATTTTAAAACAGTCTGGTGCGTTTTTTAACCCGACTGGCGTACAATTTTTTATCATGGACATATCCATACCACATACTTTTGGTTTTTCTGAAGCCGGTTACAGTGCAGCAGGATTTAATCAAGGCATTTATTTTAAAGGATACGAATAATGTTAGCATCCGCAATACCTACAAGCTTCCCGCTTACTTTCGGTGCCTCAGCAGGTGCCGGATTTATACACCCCATTCCGACTGCGTCACAAATCAGCATTACCCCGGGTGCTGCGTCATTAACTGATGGATTCCCGCCACTAAACTTCTTGCCCGTTTCGGCAGGCGGCGTCCCTCCCTTCGGAAAGGACATGAACGGCATTTTAAAAGCCATTACGCAAGCTGTGCAATGGCAACAGGCCGGTGGTTTACCAATTTATAATAGTACGTTTTCAACCGCTATCGGAGGATATCCCCATGGTGCAGTTTTAATAAAAGCGTCGGGTGTTGGGTTTTGGTGCAGTACAGCAGACAATAATACATCAAATCCCGATACGGGCGGCGCCAATTGGATTACCGCAATTGACAGCCCTTCTTTATTATCCGCAAATGGTTGGAAAAAATACAGTGATCCTAACAGTCCGACAGGCTATTTTATAGAGCAATGGGGCAGCGTTATCGCGACAACTTTAAATACTATTCAAACCATTAACTTACCCATAGCTTTCCCGAATGAAATTCTTTTTGCTTTAGCATCAGGCGGCGGCTTGGATCAATATGCATATGTAGCAGTGTCTAGTTTATCGACATTGATGGGAGCTTGCAATCAAACGGGCGGCGGTATTATTTATATAGCGAAGGGATATTAAAATGAGATATTCACAAACAACCCACGGCTTTTATCCCGAAGAAATTGCCTACACAAGCCTGCCAATTGATTTAATTACAATCACAGACATTGAATATAATGCAGCGATGAATTTAGCCCCCGGCGAAAGCCTTAATGTCGTCGGCGGAGTTTTGGTAATAGTCCCTGCAAGTCTGTCATTTTTTAAAGCGCAGCAGGATGCTATTTTAGATGCGGCTTATAAAACGGCCATTACATCAGATATTACTTTTGGAGCAGGGAGTAATGTCTTTGCTATGGATATACTCAGTCAGTTACTGCTTACCCAAATTTTGGTTACCGGCAGCGTTCTAATTGATTTTAAATGGAATGATATAAATAATATACAGGTTTCTATGACATTCGTAGAAATGCAAAATTTTAGCAGTTTATTATTTGACCGTAATCAGGGCTATTATCTACGACTACAGGCGCGTAAAGCCTCAGTCAACGAGGCAGCTACTCAAGTCGATATTGAATCAGTAATTTGGTAAACAGGAGTCATAATAATGCCATTAAATCACAGAATTAATTTACTAACCGGAGCGACTGAATATTTTATAGAAGATACTTCTAAAACGTATGATGCTGCTGCTAATATTCCAACCACGTCAAATGTCGCTGTAATCCCGAAACTATCTACAATCTCATTTAATATGGGCAGCGCGGGTCGTCCTACTGTTTTATTTTTCGGTAATTCCATCGCTTCGCAAAACAATCGATTTTTACAGATAGCTACAACAACGATAAGCTCTGCCATTAGAGCGGGTAGTACCGTACTTCCTGTAGCCGCCACCACTGCTTTTGTAATTACAGCCGGTGCATTTGTTATTGGCAACAAATATAAAATATTAGTACCAGGCACGACTGATTTTACTTTAATTGGTGCGCTAGATAGCGTTGCTGGTACAGTATTTATGGCAACCGGCGTTGGCACGGGGACTGGGACAGCAATACATCGTGATATTGCCATTAATCAACCGGGCGGCGGGTTTTTTTTAGCGAAGATAGAATCTCTTGTCGCCGGTGTTAGTCTTACAATTGATAATCCATTGCCGAGAACTATAACAACGATTTCAGGACAGAATATTATCAGTAAGTATCAAAACGGATACCCGTTAACATCAATGACTTACGGGCCATTCGCTTCGATTTTTGCGCAGCTGGGGCATCCTGTTGAGATTCTAGCCGGTTTTGGCTTTTCAGGAAGCTATTTATATGAAGTTATTTTTGAGCTGTCTAAATACTTAAAGTTTTACCGGCCGACTTACGTTATTCTGCAAGTACTTGAAAATGATTTGAATGGCAACGGGTTTCCTGTTTCAGCTATTTCACGATGGTTAAAAGCAGCTTGTACACTATGTATAAATACAGGTGCAATACCGATTGTTACTACTTGCCTTCCGCGTTCTACAATTAATTCACCTTCGTTAATAGCCGCGTGGGATGCTATGTACAGCTTTGCTATGACCCTTCCGGCTTTAGTTCCAGGCACTGTAGTGGTCGACTGGTCGACGCCTTGGCTTGACCTTGGTCTAACTACTTCACGCGCACCATTATCAGGATGGACTGATGGCACACACCCATCACCTGGGAAGTGGCAAACCATCGCGGCGTTATCACAATCTTCTTTAGCTAATATTTTTAAATACAGAACTAGCCATGAAGATATCGCTTTATGGTTTTCTGATATGTCAGGAACATCAGGTACTTTTCTTGGGACTGCCACAGGCGTAACGGCTACCGGCACATTATTGTACGGTACATCAGATATAACCGTAACGGGCTCAAAAACACCGGCTAATAAACAAAATATTGTTTTTGCCTCGACATCATCTACTGTAGCGACTACCCAAGCTTTATTGGTTACTACAAGTTATGGTATGACTGTGGCTTACGGCGGTCAATGGGTGCGCGGTTTTATGCGGGTTAAGCTAAAGTCAGCCAGTAATGTCGGGACATTACAGATAGAGGCGATTCAGGACAATTCTAACTTAAATCACACTATTAATGCTAGTTATACCACTTTTGGAGCCGACCCGGCGATGATAAATACAGAGATCACCATGGAAACCGCTCCATTTAAATTGCTAAGCGCCGTAGCTACAGCAAAAATGCAAATTATCGTTAGGCCAGGAACAACAGCGGCAATGACCGGAGAGATTGAAATTATTGAAATAGGCTTTCTGCCTGCTACAGAAGATATTAGTTATCAGTAATTAAGACCTACTTTAGGAGATAATAATGAACATTGAAATCAAGAATCAGGCATCGACACAACGCGGCGTATTGCTGTCAGTCGGTGCAATTTTATCGTTAGTGTTTGAGTGGTTTGGCCATTCCAGCGCCGCTATCATGCCTATATTTGTAGGGCTTGCAGGCGTCCATGGGCTGCTCGTTGATGACGGGACGGAGCTGCCAAAATGAGCGGGTTATATATTTACGGCGTAGTAATCGTTGCTATTTTTGTCATTACCGGCGGTTTATATGCCTGGGCAAAGTATCAGGAAGCCAAAGCCGACCGGCTAAAGTTACAGATGCAGGCCGCAATCGATACAGCGCGATCCGCACAGGTGCAAATGGCGCAAGTCGCTAAAACTGATGATGCAGTGGCAGTTATTAAGGAAAACTTAAGAACTGAACAAGTCGTTGAACAGGCTAAAATCGATGCGGGTGATAGAAGCTTTATGTCGTCGGAGAATTTTTAATGATAGTCCCACTAACACTATTAATAATAGCAGCAGCTTGCATGATAATTTTGGCATCGCACTCAAATATAAATGATTAAAGGCGCTTGGATCCATAAAAAGAATTTAAAAATACGTAGATTAATCCCGTTTAATTTACGAATAGGCACGACAGAATTTTATTTACGATGTAAACGAAAACTAAAAAAATGAACGCAGCAATAAATATAGCAATTAACAAGATCATAAAAAATACCTCTGGCGCAGGCGAAGGATGTGAATTAACGGCTTATTGGGATAAAGACGGCAAAAAATGGACAGTGGGACGTGGTTGTACAGGACCCGATATTAAGCGCGGCACAACCTGGACGCAAAGCGAAGCCGATCAGGCGTTAGATGACAGGCTACAAGGCTGTTTTAATCTGGCGATTAAATCATCACCAATACTGTTAAAAGCAACAGCAAACCAGTGTGCGGCTATCATAGATTTTATCTATAATGCCGGTTACGAAAATTACATTAACCCAGAACGCGACGGTAAAATATCAACACTTAAAAAATACATTGACGCAGGCAACTTTAAGAAAGCAAGCGAGGAAATATTAAAATGGAATCACTCAGGGGGAAAGGTTTTATCAGGATTGACGAAACGATGTGCAATAAGGTCTGAACTATTACTATCATGAACGAAAAAACTTTTACAATTTTAGGCAATGCGCTTTGGATATTGCTTGTCATCGCAATGATTGTATGGATGGCCGGTTGTGCGCCGACAATCGAGACAAGGTATATCACTACTGAATTGCACCACGACATACGACCCATATTGCCGAAAGTAAGTGCCACTGAATTACAGTGTTTGACAAAAGAGACGGTGCAAAAGTTGTACGACCGTCAGCGCTTGATAACAGATTATGCTATTGTGTTGGAATCAATAATAGATAGCACAAAAAAATAATAATGGACGCACACGATAAGGCAGACCCCACAGCATTAACTACAGCGTTACTACAGCGAGAGTTAGAAAACCTGCACAGGGTCATCGAATCAAGGCTTGACGGCATGGACAAACTGATGATTTTGCAAAGAGCCGACAAAATTGAAAGTTCTGATTTTTTGGCTAAAGAGATCAATCACGCACAAGAATTGAATAGTGCCGTTTTTAAACAGGTGTTTACAGAATTTTCAACATTGAAAGAGCGCACTGAACAGCATTTCACAGATAAAAAAATAGCCGTAGACATTGCCTTTTCAGCCGCTGAAAAACTGGTAGGAAAACAGAACGAATATTTTATACAAAGTATTGCTAAAAGCGAGCTGGCTAATGAAAAATTGATGGATCAAATGGCCCGAGGCATGAAGGCGATTGGAGAAAACGCAGCTACTGGCTTGGAAGGGCTACGGCTACGTATTGCTACAATCGAAGCGCACGGAAACACTTACAAAGAAAGTAGGGATGACAGTAAATCAATCATTGCTTTAATCATTGCTGCGCTTGCTGTAGCTGTATCGATTTTTTTAAATTTTAAACATTAACAAGCGAGGGGGTTCTCGTGTTTTTACTATCTATTAAATGGTTTTTAATGTTGATAACAAATTTATTAACAAACCTTATGTCATTGCCTTTAATCCCGCTTGTTTCGCTATTTGTCACAAAAGATGATCACCTGCCTAAATGGCTGTATTGGTTTGACACGAACGACTGTGTTTTATCTGGCGACATTGGCTGGCAAACAGAGTCAGCCCCATATAGGCCAGCGGTTAATGCGTATCAACGGTATCGAAATAGGGTAGGTTGGTTAACAAGAAATCGCCTTTACGGCTTCTCACGCTCATTTTTAAGCGTGACATACGATCCTGCAACTGATGTGATAGTGATATACGGCGACAATGGCATAGGCAATGGCCCCGGCGGCAAGTCAGGCTGGTGCTACAAAAAGATGATACGTAACGGCAGACAAGTCGTGGGCTTTAAGTTTTACTACATCCGGCAATATCAGCGCTGGCCTACAAAGTGCATACGTATTTTGTTAGGATGGAAACTGCCCAATATAGGCGAAACGGACAATGTTGCTACGATGGGTTTTAGCCCAAGCCCGTGGATGCACTTCATTGCATGAGTACAGCGCACTTTCAGTTGCTTACCCCTAAATGGATGGCATTATTCAGTTTTAAAATTGGCATACTGCGCGTATTTGAAAACCCCAACAAAGCCCCGCCGGATGAATACAAGTTTTTTATTGTTTGTGTTATTTTTAAGTCTATCTGTAACATCCACGGCATGTACAACTCGCAGATAACCCGGAAAAATTACCGGGCTATTTCTGACAAACTACGCGCAATGGGGGTTGTAAAAGCGGAGTGGACGCATGACGGTCGGCGGCATATTATCAAATAATTTTGTAAAAATCTTGATTTCGACTATAATTAAATTTCACTAAAAAATGGTGATTTATGAACATTCATATTTCGTTCAATACGCCGGAATGGGCTATTGAATTAATCAAAAATCAGGAGAAAATGATGGCTACACTAGAAGAAAATACAAAAATAATTGCTGACATTGCTGCATCGGTTGTTTCCAATACTGATTTACTGGCAAGCCAGGAAGCAGTTATCGACAAGATTTTTGCGGAAGTAAACAAACTTGTTGAAGCCGCTGGAACTACAATACCTGGTCTCGAAGAATTACAAGCGGCTATCAAATCACAGTCAGATGTAATTGCCGCATCAATTGCAAAATCTACCGCAGTTGATGGTTTGATTCCTGATTTACCCGTTGTACCCGTAGTGCCTGCCGTATAAAATCCAGTTACTTTTTAGCGTTTATCGGGGAAACCTGAAAACGCTAAAATTTATAACTTATTGATTTATTTAATTATTTTATTTAAGTGCATTAAAAAACAGGGTTAAAACCGGTATTTTACCCCACTGATTTTTAGCCCTTTTTTTATTAATAAAATCAATCTATTACAACGCTTAAAAACAGCAAAAACGCGCTACGCTGTTTTGACAATATTTGAGCGCATAATCATCCGTCAGAATTGTTTAAATGCACCCAAATTACTATGTAACAAATTGATTTATAAAGTATTTTAGCTAATTCACTCGGGATACTCTTCAATATCCAAAAGTTTTTGACTTTGGTGGTTCCCAATTGTAATTTTCTGCAAAACGTTCGGCGTTTCTAATTTCAAAAATTTGCATTTCATGACCGTAACAATCATAAAGAAAGTCACCAACAAAAACCGGCTTTTTTTTAACATACGCGATGGGAAAGATATACAGTGATGGTTCGAGACTAAAACCCGGTTGCACATTTTCAGTTATAGTAAAAAGATTATTAGCCGCGCCAGTCAATTTAAAACACGGATCAGCATCACCGCACATCCTCAAAACTTTAGCCCAGGCTTCGTATAAATCCGCTTTAGTTTTCATTTCATTTTCCTAATGGCTATTAAAATTTGCTTTGCTAACACAGTTTGACAGTCGTCACTTTTTTCGATAAGCGTCTCGATCATTTCACAGATTTTAGAGCGCTCACTGTTTTCACCACATGCCATGCTGTTTTTAGCGACTTGTGACATTAAGTCGATTCGTCGTGTTGTTGACATTGTCATTTTTTTTTCTTACAAGGTTTTTTGATTTTATGGTGAACAGTAAGCGCACCTAAAACAGTAATAATGCCATAATAATTTGTTAATTTTTTATGTTGATCAGTGTCTACACACCCAGTCGGCGGCATAATCCATACTTTTGTTTTCATATTATTTTCCGTCCAGCAAGTCAAAAATGTATTTTTTTACCCTATCCGAATCAGCCCTGTTTCTAAAGTAAAAATTAGTATTGTCTATAAACAGGACATATCCGCCAGGCTCGATTGATGGACATGGCACCTTAGTGCCATTCAACATAAAAGTTTTAGGCTTGATTGGTGTTGGCGGGTTCCACGAATGTTTTTTTGCAAAAAGTTCTGGATCACTCATATTGCAAAGGATTTCCGCAAAAGTGCCATCGACGTTATAAAGTTTATCGCCCACAAAAACGGGCTTGCCTTCCACGACGGCAAGTGGAAAAGTATAGTCATCTAAGTATTCGGTAAAAGTCGGAAGAAACCCAACATAGTTACCGTCAAATTTAAACGACTGACAAACTGGCACGTTATGCTTTTCGCACAACTCCAAAGCGTCTGCGTATTTTCTATGTAATTCTGCTTTTTTCATATCAACCCCCAAAAATAGTATGCAGCGCTTGCAAGGGCGACAGCTCAATGTCAAAGAGTGCCATGACGATAATGACGGCGGACAGCAGCAATACCAATGTGGCACCCACAATACGGTCAACGTTTAGATCAGTTAATAGCGTAGTCAGTTCTATCAGCAAATCCCGTGCATGTTCGATGCTGATCAGGCGTTGTTTGTGTTTATACGTTGTCATTTTGTTGTCCCGGATATTCCCGTTTAGCAAGCGCCCAGGCTTGTGAGCGTATGGCATTATTGATGAGGGTATTGATAGGGTCGTGCCGGTTTTCCCATTTACCATACAATGTGCTTCCGACAATAGCCCGCAGCAGCTCGTAGTCCTCGTCATTGAGCAATTCAGCCGATAGATGATTGATAAACGCCACCGAGGCTATATCAACGTCGCTTTTTATTTCTTTTTCGATTTTGTCAGTAAGACACGCTTGTTTTTGTTCCAAGGCTTCTTCAAGAGTCGTTTCTGGTTCTTGTGCATTGTCGTAGTCCAGTTGATTTTTAAACATTTTTATCACCCCTAAAAATTATTGTTATTGGCCGAATGGCTAACTTGTAATATACTCTTTTTTAATTAAACGTAAAGTTATTTATTATTTATTTTATTTATATCGTCATTTTTGTTAAAATCACGCGCTAAAGTTTCAAACGCTTAACTAATTGTTCGACAATCCGATGTGCTTCACCTCTATCTCGGCAAATTTCATGGATGTGACCAAAAATTTCAACATACTCTTGAGCTACAATTTTTGTAGGTGTAATGCCGTTGAAGCTTTTTTTCACAAGTTCCATTCTAGTGGAAAGGTCATCAACATCAACTAACAAATATTTTCTATCTTGTTCGGTAAGTAAGTCTGACTGGATAGCTTTTGTTGCTAATACAATAAGATTTTGACAGTTTTCAATGGCTAGCTTTCTGGATGTAAATGACAAGTTTTCATCGCAAGCAAATTCCAATTCAGCGCTACATTTCGCTAAATAATCTCTTGCAATTTTGACTCTGTTTCGAGCGGAAGATTTGTCACGACATTTCTTTGATATCTTGCTAGCATTTACTGACACCTGCCCTAAAAGGTTCTGGTAATGAACGCTGTATTCGAAATCATCACGTCGCCCATTCGGAACTATTTTGTCTGAAAGAACATGGACCTCTGCGACGGTCCATGAATTGAAACGAGATTCTGGGAATATATCAGCTACCAGCTCAGCGGAACCAACCTGAATATTCCCAGAACGGATTCTGACGCCTGAAAGACCAAACTTTTTTGTTATTGATCCATGGTATGAGTGGTTAAGAATCCAACCAATAGCATCTTGAGTGCCATCTTGGCCAATTACTTCAAAAAACTCTACATCTGTAAAGTGATCCTTTAGTTTCTCAGAAACAAAAAATTCCGTTTGATGTGGTCGATATATTTGTCCTCTACCGTCATTAATTGTGACGTTATATGTTTTAGCTTTTCCGTATTGAGCCAACCTAGTTTGAATTTTATGGCCTAATTCAAATTCGGGGTGAAATGGAACAGAGCCTACTTGAGCTAAGTAAGATCTCACCTCATCTTCATTAAGTAACAAGTCATTTTTTAGTCGTCCTACTTTAACTAATTCCACCTCGAAAAAATGCGGCAAGGAGTTATCAGCTTGAATAATCTTAATTGTGGCTATTTCTTTGATTATATCTACAAGGCTACCTTTGAAGTCTGGGTTCCTTATGGTCTCTTTAAGTTTTCGACCATTCCAACTTAACTCATAAATATTGGCATCACCTGCCGCCCTTGAGCGGAATATAAGTTCTTGGCAGTATCCAAGGCCAGAGAGGCGGCCAACACCACGAAATCCACGCTGTCCTTTTCCTCGCTTCTGACTTCCTCCGATAGCCGTAAGGATATGTGAGAATTCCTTGTTGGAGACTCCTATCCCGTTATCACGAATTCGAATTGATCGACTTGTCTGGTCAAGTTCAATAGATATGCTGGGGGAATGCTCTTCATATAGATTATTTCTTTCGGCTTCATCAATTGAATCAACTGCGTTCTGCATATACTCGCGATATATACATAATGGATCAACATACATAGCCCCAGTTAGTAGATCTAGAATATCTTTCCCAATTACAATATCTCCCTCAATCGCACTTGGCTTGTAAATGTTTTGTGCTATAGGTATTTGTGGATAATTCATTTCTTCAAAAGTCGTTTCTGGTTCTTGTGCATTGTCGTAGTCCAGTTGATTTTTAAACATTTTTATCACCCGCTTTTTTTTCTTCCAAATCTAATATAGCGTCACGCCGCATAAAAAATTCATCAAGATAATCATCAAGATAATCATCAAGATAATCATCAATTAATAAGGCGCGTTTTTTTTTAGGTATTTTTTGCGCCTTTAAGTGTTTATCCAGTTCTTTTGTAAAAACGGCATCACTTATCATTTGCGCCTTTAAGTGTTTATCCAGTTCTTTTGTAAAAACGGCATCACTTATCATTGTGGCATCAATTGTTAGATATTCGGTTAATGTTAGTTTTGTCATGACTCGCTCCAATCCAGCCAAACCCCGTCCAGCATTGGCCTTCTAATCCCCTGCTTAAAATAATATTCATTCGCCAAAATACCCAACACAAAGCCGCCAGCGCACTGCGCACCGGCTACCCAAGCGGCTAGTTCGTCTATCGATTTATTGTGCAGTGAGTTTGTTCTAGCGTGGTTTAAATCGTCCAATAATTCGTGATAACGCGCATTGAGTTTCATTTTTTCACCCACTCGTTAAATTCATCAGTTTCTTCGTTATATTTTTTTTCCCATTCGACAGTAAATACAATATCACCGATGCTTGTCATCCAACCGATGGGACGTTCCCGTATTTCCAGCTTTGCATAATCATCGATATAGCCGGGGCTATCCCAGTCGTCGGGTAACAAATTTTCGCATTTTTGAATGGCTTCTTCTTTATTTAAGTATAGGGCCATAGGCCAATACATTTCGTCATCAGACGCATCGATCACTTCGTATATTTTTTTCATTTTATTGCCTTCTTTTCATAATATTCTAGCCATTCTTCATTTTTATAGATTTTATTCATTTTATCACCCATTCCATATTGGATTATTGAAAATCCCCTCAAAATTTACCAGCGAACAGACACCAAATTGTCTAGCATGGTGTATCAGCCCCATGATATGTGTCTTAGTTTCGTTGAGCGACCCGACTTTTTGGCCTCGTATGTTGATATAATAAAATATTAAAATATCGTCAATGCAGTTGCAATCTGTACATTTTTTCATAAAAATACGCTCAGTTGCAAAGGTGCGCCACAAAACATGGTTGCACATCTTGATTCAAAATCTTTTCTGCCTTGAGATATTCTGGCAAGCATAGTCACCGCTTCGATTTGCCGTGCCAATCTTAAGCGCCCGCCTTCATTGTTAAACCAAGTATGCTTTTTTTCCTCCTTTTGATTTTCGTCTATTTCGTTCAAAAGCTCTTTTGGTAATATAATTTCATATATCCATTTTCGCGTTATCGTTCCGCAATAACTGGGGCGATAACGTGGGTCAGTTATTTTTTGACCGTATAGCGCGGTTAATGCGTCATAAAACTCTGTAGGATATAATTTTACCCATTCTTGAGGAGCATCCAGTAATAAGTCTTTTCGGATGGCATCAAGGTAAATATTGGGTCGTGCTATTTTTGCCAGTTCTTCACGTAGCCTGAAAAATTCTTTTTCAACGCGGCTTTTTAAGTCAATGCTTTCTGTAGTGTTTTTTACCAGCATGATCAATAGCATAAATTGACGTTCGTTTAGTAAAAAACTTTCATCAGGTCTTCCGCCTTTCGTGCCTTGTAGGGGTTTAGTTTTTTCCAGTACGTAAACCCCCCTTTCTTCAAACATTGATTTATTATTAATAATTACACGCTTTAAATCAAAATGCGTGTTATATCCGAATGCTTTCCACATATCACGAGTTTTAATTCGCGGCTCTTTATCTTTTAAAAATACTAATTCGTTCATTATTTAACACCAGTTAGTTTTTACCAGATTTAAGTATAACGTGCTTTTTACTAAAATCAATAAAAACTTTATTCTTATTGTTTATTATCTATTTTATGTGAGTCAAGGGCGGTTATTATTTTATTTAAAGCAATTCTGTACGCAGAATTCCAAACTCTAAAAACCCCACGATACAAGATGTTTATATCTTCCTGTCTGTAATAATTTAATGCTTTTTGGCATAGTAAAATACCTGTCTCGATACTCATCACCCAGCATAAATAATAAACTTTTTACGCAAACCCTGTTTTGAAATCTTCCCCACTCATAAAAATCCCTTTTGTTTTTAAGCATGCTCATTATTTCTGCAACGGCTTGGTTTTTCCACGACTGTTAACAAAATCTGATAGCTGAAAATTCAGCCGTGAGAATTGTTCATCACAACCGAGTTTTTCAATGGATTGCAAAATATTTTTATGTGCTTTTCCAAAATGTTTAACAATAATTAAAGAGGTTGTTATCATTTCTTTCGTGTTTATGTGTTTTTTGATAGAATATAAATTTTAAATAATAATCAATATCATGGCACTTTCCAGATCACCACGAAAGACAGTTCGGGAAAATATAGCAAATAACCAGGCTCAAATTTCGGCCATGTGCAAACTGGCCGGTAAACCTGCCCCGGTTTTTTCCGAGATACTAAAGCCCGTAAAGCCTCGCGCACCGGCAAAGCCTAGTATTTATCCAACCGAAGCGCAGTTTTTAAAGACCGCTTTGAAATACCTACGGCTGCATCCTAAAGTTGCCTGGGCGTGTAGGCAAAATAGCGGTACTTTCATGGACGGCGACCGTTTTATTTCTGCAAATTCGCAGAAAGGCATGAGTGATATTTTAGGCATGATGTTAGGAGGCCAGATTTTTGCAATTGAATGTAAGGCACATAACGGTCGATTGATGGATCACCAAGCCGATTTTTTAGACCGAATAGCGAAAGGCGGCGGCCTTTCAGGCATGGCTAAAACGCTTGAATGTATCGATAAAATCTTAGGGCTTTGATAATCGCGCTGGATTAGTTTCATGATTTTAGCCAAAAAAAACCCCAACTACTCGGGACTAGCGAATAATTGAGGTCAGTTGGGGTGGGTTAAACTGTATCAACTATCTAGCCATAGCTGATTAATACCCGTATTTTACTATGTTTTAACTAATTCACAAGCCCAATTCTTTCACAATTTCAAACCCAGCTCCTGCTCCCGCTCCCGCTCCAGCTCCTGCTCCAGCTCCCGCTCCCGCTCCTGTTCCAGCTCCCGCTCCCGCTCCAGCTCCCGCCCCCGCTCCAGCTCCTGCTCTCGCGTTTAAATTGCGATCTTTTAGTGTTTATCATTTTACTTCCTCAATCTTATACCTACTTAACAATCCCGAAAGACTCCACCATTGCAGTCATGACGTATATTTCATTCGGCAGCGCTTGAGCGTCCTTCCACGTTTTTGTATCAAACGCGCCAGTTTCATAGACAATTTTTGGGTTTTCCAGCTTTACGTAGTCTTTATTAACGCCGACTAATTTACCTGTGTAAATATATACGGCACAAAACAGCGTTATTGTCTCGCCTAACAGCGAGTTAAAGCCTTCATTTTCTACTTCGATTACTGATACTGTTGGGGCTAATGTTTTCATTGTATTTTACCTGTAAGTTATTGTTTTTATTTACTATTTTAAAAGGGTATAGTGTCACTGTAATCATCCACCGGCGTATCATCCCGTACATTGCTTTTTTGGGCAGGTTGTCCGCCAGTCTGTTGACCTGCATCACGACCACCGATTAAATCAACAATAGTCGCGTTAAGCTCCAGACTGGTTTTATTCGTGCCATCTTTAGCAATGTACTCATTTATTGATAATTCTCCCGATACAAACACTTGCTGACCTTTTTTTAAGTAAATTTGTAGCTGCCCGTCCGCCTTTTTTCCAAACACCGCAACCCGTATCCATAAGGTTTGCTTTTTATCACCGTAGCCGATATTGTTTGCCGCGGAAAAGCTTAAAACCGACAGACCTGACTGGGTTATTTTTACTTCTGCGTCGCGGCCCAACGTTCCAACAAAACTAAAAACATTACTCATTTTCTTCTCCTAAAAGTTTAAAAATTCGGTTTCAAGCTCTAACAGCTTGGCGCTGCGGCTCAAAAGTTCTTCATATTCGCTACGTGTGATAGTTACCATTTCCGTATTATTTTGACTATTTTCAAAATCTAACGGTAAATCATTATAAAGATAACGGGCTTTTCTTAGATCATGCAGCTCGTTTAAATCAATGGCATCCTGCCAGTCAAGCTCAAGTTTTTCAGCGGCCAGCCGTTCATTTTCGCGGTCTAACTGCTCATCAACCAAACGGTTTTGTTCATCTTCATATTCAGTTAGCGGCGCTCTGTGCTTAGCCGCTATGCTACGCACACCGGCTTCAAAATCTTTTCTAAAATTTATCCCTTGTTTTATTTTTTTTGCATAGTCAGCATCAAGCTTTTTACTTGTCGCCAGTGCCGGTGATATACAGCGTATGATTTGAGCAACGTGCCGCTTACATTCGTTGCGGCCGTTTTTATCATTAATATCAAAAACCGGACTTCCAGCCTGCGCGGCTATTTTATCAAGCAGTTTTTGAGGTTCCGTGTAAAATACGGCAATTTCTGCAAGATCGATTGAGATTTCCGGTAGTTGATCAACGGCTACCAGCAGCTCACCAGGCAGCAGTTCGCCCGTTTCTTTGTTGATTTTAATTTTCATTCCGATGCCATAGGGGATAATTTCGACTTCATCAAATCCTTGAGATCACTATACTCGTGCTGCAATTCGCGAGGGATTGTTTGCCATTTCAAGCCAAGTTCAGTCAAGCTTTTTGCCGATAAAAGCTCTTTTTGGTGATTGACAGCTGTTGACTGTTTGTATTGACTCGCCGCATTACCGTCATCATCATCAGCAGCTATCCCCGTGATAGCGCTAAAAGCATATCGCCTGGCATAAGTTATCGCGCTGCCCATTGCTTGAGGGTCAGTCTTGACGGGACGAATCGGGTACTTGCCACCAATAAACTCGCCGCTTGCATGCATCAATATTGTTTCGAGAATTATATCGTTAGACTCGGTAGTTTCGCAGATTTGACAGACTGATAAGCCGTTATCCGCCAGCGGCTTTTTTGCAGCGTCAATGACACTGGCTAAGTCTGCGTATGAGCTTTTAAAATACTCGTTTTTAGTGTCTTTTTTTGCGTGATTAAATTCACCTTGTGCTTTAGATAAAGACTTGGCGAGATTGATTATTGATTCAGACTTGATCATTTTTTTTATCCCCCTTTTTATTTTTTAAATATTCTGCCACAATTTCATCAGCCAGCTCAGAGATAGAGCGCCCCGCTTCGACTGCAATGATTTTTAATTTTTGATGCAAATCCCCGCTTACGCTCAGCATGCCGCGTGCGCGTTTTTTTATCGCTTCTTTTTCTTTACTCATTTTTGTTCTCCAATTTTAATATAAGATTTTAGCCGTCGCCGTAGCCGCTGCCGTCGCCGTAGCCGCTGCCGCTGCCGTAGCCGCTGCCGTCGCCGTCGCCGCTGCCGTCGCCGTAGCCGCTGCCGCTGCCGTAGCCGTAGCCGTAGCTACCGTAGCCGTAGCCGTTGCCGTAGCCGTTGCCGTAGCCGTTGCCGTAGCCGTAGCCGTCGCCGGTCAATGTTTCTATGCTATCCATATGGCCACACCATCAATAGATGATTTTGCTTTTTCGGTAATCGGAATTATTTCAATCACTTCCGTTAAAAGCACTTCGGCAACAGCGACGGGAAATTTACAGTTTTGTGGTTTACTGGTTCCGTCTGTTGCCAATTGTGATAGTGTCGCCGCACCGTCCCAATAATAAATCCGCCGGGCGTTCGACAAGAGTGCTTCTTTGCCATTTCTTTCTTTAATAGTCCCAGCAAATACGCCCGCCGAATAGGTTCGTACCATACAAAATTTACCCATTAAATTACTCATTTTATTCTCCAAAAATTACCGGCTCAACAAAGCCGATGTGTGTAAAAATCTCTTCATTTTTGCCATAAAAGGCATAGATTGCCTTTATACCCCGGCTTGCCAGCGCTGACTCCAGTGCACTTGCAAAAAAGTGCGGCGGATCAACCATAGCTTTTTTAGCGCCGGTGAGTGCTGCGATTGATGCTATCCAGTACGCACGTTCCAACAAGTCATCAGTGCTGGGTAGATCATAAAAAGTTGTAGCGACAGTCACCACGGCTTTTTCCGCTATTTCCACCACGCCTGACGCTATTTGTTCATCCGTAGCGACTGATTTAGTCAGGTTTAAAATCGGTTCATATGCACCGCTATAATTTGCCAATGTTTCGACCTTCATTTTTGCCCATGCAATTTATTAAAAAGTTGACTCAATATAAACTTAATTTTATTAATTGTCAAATTAAATATTTATTATGTCTAAAATAAGGCTCTTGCAATTGCCATAAAGCAGCGTATATTTTTCATTTTTATCTTAACTAACTTTAAAAATACGATGACAAAAACAGACGTTATAAATTATTTCGGCAACAAAACAAAAACAGCCAGAGCGCTAAGGATAAGCTATCAAGCCGTAAAAAATTGGCCTGTAGAATTAACGGACAGGATTGCCTTTCGCGTTGAGCTGGTGACCAATGGGGCGCTAAAAACCAATGAAACATTATTAATGGAGCAATTAAAAAATGATAATAGATAAAATTTTGCCGTTATTAAGCGGTGTAAAAAGAACCGGCACAGACCGTTATTTCCTGAATATTATCTTGGCGCGTTAATGTAAGGGGATAAAAAATGACAATTTTAGAAGACCTGGAAAAACAAACAGAAATAAAACCTACGGGAAACGCCGGTATGTTAAAGCCGTGCTCTCGTTGTGGACACAAAGAATTTGAAGTTAAATTTTGTATCAATAAAGACGGTAAAACATGCTATCCCTATTTTTGTAAAAAATGTAATAACCGTAGCCCGATAATCGAGACTAAAGACTATGCCAAAAGCTTGGGGTTTTTTGTATGATTAATGACTATGATAATATCCCACAAATCATGCGCGACGCTCCCCGCTGGCTACTTTGGAGATTAATACCCCGCAAAGACACCGCTAAAAAACCCCGTAAAGTCCCTTTTTATTGCTCAGGCGAACCGAGAAGTGGGGAGCTTGACAGTGCTGCCGACTTGGCAAACTTTGCGACGTTTGAAGCCGCGTATAGCGCTTTTACAGAAGGCAACTATACTGGCTTTGGCTTTGCGCTAGGTCCTGACGGCACTGGCAATTATTGGCAAGGGGTTGATTTTGATGTTGTATCAAAACGCCCAATTTTAGGGCTCATGGTTGAAGATATGCCCGGCTATACGGAGCTGTCCCCATCAGGAGATGGTTGGCATAGCATAGGCTATGGGCGTAAGTTTGAGTCAATGGGCAGCAATGAGTCGGGTATAGAGGCTTATAGCTCAGGACGTTATTTTACAGTGACAGGGGAGTGCTCTGGAATTGCTGATCCATGCTGTATAGCTGACTATGTAGAGCAGTCTTTAAAGCCACTGCATACGCCATTTATTGTAAAAGAGCAGGACATAACCCTGCCATTAGAAACAATATCACCCAAAAACATGGCAGCGCTACGCAGCGCGCTCTTATATATGCACAGCGATGACAGAGAATTGTGGCAAAAGAACGGGCATAGGTTAAAAGGTTTGGGCGACGCTGGTCGAGGGTTATGGTTTGAGTGGTCTAGCCAGTCAGCCAGTTATGATCCTCCGGAAGACGCTAAAACCTGGGAGTCTTT